AATGATTTAAGTCCCGGTCGTTCTTCGTAGAACTTATCGAGTTCTTTCTTGTTACCACTAGCCATAATTGAGCCGAGTTTCATTGTATCTTGGTAATCGTTAGTAAAGTCAATGTCGTTAGGATCTGCAGAGTCTTTAAGCGCATCAGCAATGGTTTGGTTTTTGCCACGAGCGTATTCATTGACGCTAATAGGCTTACCGGTCCCGTCAACGAAAGTATAGCCACCAGCATCGTTCAAGATACGCTGGTAGTTCTCTGGACTTTCTTGTTCACGTTTACGTTGTTCCATTCTCTGAGCTTGTTCAAGATTAATCATCTTTTCTTGTTCGGCAGCACGACGAGCAGCTTCTGCATTTTCTGCATTGTTAGCAGCATTACCGGCACCGGCTTTTCCAGCAAGTCCAGCTGCAGCAGCTATGAATTTTAAGCCACCAAGATTCTGGAGGTTTGCGATTTGACCGGCATTTTCTGCGGTCTGAGCAGGGGATGCACCCAGATTGCTCCGGGTGGTTGCTGCTTGAATGATTGCGTCTACAAAGGGGTTATCCATAATTTTATCCGTATACCTGTGCTGCTAATGCAATATCTTGGTCTCTCCAACCAGAAGCCTTAAGACCAGCCAGCCATTGCTGAATATCTGTGTCATAGACGTTGTTGGTAGCTTCCCATAGAGCACCTTGACGTTCAGCCTCGTTGTCGAGTCGGAAGTCTCGGATGTCTTGTTCTTGCATAGCGATGTAATCGTTAAGCGATCGATCAAGGTTTGCTTTGTTAGTTTCGTTAAGTTCGATTGAGCGTGTTTCTTTGGTGCCAAGATCCTCGAATGTACGAGTCTTGAACAGTTCTTGATTAGCGCGTTCGTCAGTAAAGTCTTTAAGTTGGTTAGTACTCGCGCGGTTACGATCCTCAACCATAGTTTCAAGGCCTTGTTGTCCAAGTCCTGATTCACTAAGTCCTGATTCTGCGAGTGCTTCACGGGCCTGTCGGTTAACGATGTCGAATTCGTCACCTTCAGTTTCCTGGAATTGTCCTTCATTATAAAGGCTCTTGTCGATAGCGGCTGCCACGTCTTCAGCGGTACGTCCGCGGTTACGCTCGATATCCTCTTTAGTGTATTCAAGGTTCTTGTCTTCGGCTTCTTTGCCAAATGCAGTCTCGGTAGTTTGCTGAGTGCGTTGTAATGCAAATCGTTCCAGTTGATTATTCAATTTATCCTGATATACAGGGTTAACTGAAGCAAGGGCCTTGCTTTGGGCTTTAGCTCTCATATCCGCAGTGTTAAGTACAGGCAACTTAGGCCGTGCAGCGTTCTGTGCACGAAGAGACTGAATCTGAGCCTCCAACATTTGCAACTCGAGTGAGTTAGAAGGAGCTGTAGCGATGCTGCTGACTTTTGGTGGCGTGGCTAGAGGTGTAAACGGTTTAGGTTTTTCATTACCCCAGATGTCTTTATTCGACGGAGCAGGAGTTCTTTTTATCAGGCCAAGGTTTTCAAAAATACTTGCACCAAAATCCATCAAGGGGTTAGACGACATTTATATTTTCCTAGGTTTTGTTATTCTTTAGATAGTATGCTTTATTATAGGGGTTATAGCAAGGGTCTACTCATTAGACTGCTATATCCGGGGATTGTGTTATAAGGTACTTAAACCTAAATTTAACATCATTGCCTAATCCAAGATATGCGCCATTAAATCCAGGAGAGGTGGAGCTGAATTGGCTACCGGTGTGTCTAATTCGTATAAACTCTTCATCCGCTTCCGTGGTCCAGTATTCGCTACCATAAGGAATACCAGATGGAGCCTGTAGCACGTTCGGATAGTATTGGCCGATAGATAATATAGGAGTGGCAGATCTTGCCGGGGCATCAATAACGTAATAATAAGAGAGAACTTTTGGCTTAAACTTCAGCCCATGTCTCTTTTCCCAGATTACCTCGCTCCAAGAGTTATACACTCCAGCGGCTTCGGTCCATACTGTACCGCCCCTTAATTCAATAACATCAGCATGTTTCAATGGGTCTTCCATATCAATAGACAATACAGGAATACGACTATCATAGTCGTCAGAGGTACTTCCATTTATACCATTTCGGTTTAGTAAGATTCCTGAGTTACTCATTATACTGATATTCCTAATGGGTCTTTTAAAACAATAACAACAGGCGCTGTTTGGGTTGATTGAATTCCCTTTAAAGTAAGATATGTCCCATCGGCAGTAGAGAAGTTACTAAAGTCATAAATAGGACCAACCATTTCTCGATCATATCCTACAGGACCATAATATTCTTCAACCTTAACGTCACCCATGAAGTAAACATTTAAATAATGCCTACGGGGAGATTCGGCTGTCATATAACTAGGTGGATATCCCACATTATGCTCCACCTTGTACTGAAAAGAATCTTCTTCAAAGATCTTCACTTGGTGAACTGCGAGTTGCTTTTTAGTTGTATCTGTAGAAAAGTGCCGAGGGTTGCCGTCGTCTATCCTATTACCTTCGGTAGCGAACTTAACGCCATGGTCGCTCTTACCTGTACCAGAACCAAGTTTTACTTCGGCCTCTTCTTGGTAATCCTTACCTATGTCAATATTATACACCCTGTATTTTATAACAACTGTTTGAGCTGGTTGTGGAGAGAATCTGTCGCGGTTCATAACCATGTAGATATTACTCTTATCTATTAGAATATCAACGTATGTAGCCGCAGGAAATATATTTGCAGGACTGCTATGAGGAATAGAAGTGCCCACCTCTGTAAGTGGGAAGAAACCAAGATTATGATTAAAAACAGCTATAGGAGGGTCCCAGCTGCCATCACCAGCACTAGCTGGAAAGGTGAATGTCTTACTAGACTCGTATGGTATTTGAAGCGTTCTCCATCTAGAATCCAGTACCTTAGAATAGTCAGGAGACTTATCTACGGGAACACCTGATCGAGAGATGCTTACTCCGAATTCTTCAGCCATTATACCAAGTTACCTATTCTACCGACTTCCACGTCCAACTCGTCCATGATAGAGATTCGTCTATTTGGTCCGTCAATCTTAATACCAGTAACACTAATAACATCTCCGACAGTACCAGAGGCTGACATTTGATCGAAGTCTACTTCGCGTCGCGGCCTACTGTTACTCAGACCGATAAGCGTTAAAGCTTCCGGCCGCTGGATTCTACGGCTTAAAAATCCGTTGAGTCCTGAGTCAAGATATGTGTATTCGTTATCCCTATTCACCGAAAGTAGTCTCCACTTGTTCATAGTGCATATCTAGCACATCAATGCCTTGCGACTCACCATTTGAAGCGTGACTAATTTTTACATTAAAGTAGTGATCTTCTAAGTTGAGTGTGTCACCGATTGAAATCTTTGTGATAGGATCTTTAAGTTCACCGACAGTAACCCATTCAGGTTTAACTTTCTTAGGTGGTCGAGCAACTGCTACGTTAGCACCGCTAATACCTGTTCCTGAGACGAACATACCCTTTAGGGCTTTCTTAAATAGCGTTCCATAATCACGGAAACCGTATTGTACCATAAATGGAATAATATCGCCGGCATCTGTATTGCCTTCGTCTTCAAGGTAGATAGTCATAGTATCTGTCAATGAGTACATACGGTTTTTACCGCTGATCCTACTATTAATAGTGAATCGCAAGTCTCGAGTATATTCATCTTTTGACCATACGTTGAGATCGAAGTCGTAAATGAATCGAGTGTATTTACTATCGATAGCACCGACGTTAATCTTGAGAATTCCGTTAATGAATCCCATAGTAACTTTAGGAAGATTAGCGCTAGAAATCTGGTCAAAGAAACCAGTCTTCATTCCACGAGATATAATCTCATGTGCACCAGTTGTCGAGTCTCGAGCATGTACGTTCGCGTCAGAGTCCATCCATATAACCCATTCAAGGGTATTAATGATAGCGTTATGTGCAATAGCGCCGATGTCTTCAAAGATAGGCTTCAGGTTTGCGCCGTCGTAATCCATTAGAGACGATTTAGTAAAGAACTGAATACGGTTATTTGAGTTGGCCCATCCCACGACGGCAGTATCTGCGGCGCTACCAGAAGGAATCTGGAGGTAATCGGCGGTTTGTTCTGTACGGTAATCAGTATTCCATACCATTGATAATTCAGTTTTACGTCCGTCTAACCATACTTCATCGTTGTCACTAACAACATACCTGTATCCGAAGTATCCATTACCAGATCCTGTAGAGGTGAGGTTGATTGCGGTACCGGCCGCAGCGTTTGCTGCAGTGGTTGCTAATTTGATAGTGGTAGATGAGACGTTGATAACGTAATAAGTAGTACCGGATACGAGTGGCGCGGCAGGAGTCGGAGAGGTGTAAACAATGGCAGTACCGGTAGTCATCCACGCGTTGCTAGGAACGGTAATAACTTCCGTAGTCGTGTTGACAGTAGATCCGGATTGCGCTACAGTAAGGGCTTGCACAGTTCCTGGATTTATGGTAATAGTATCTTTTGAGTTATTGACAGCAACAACAGTCCAGTCCCATAGCTTTGTAGCTGTACCGGCTGCATAGATATCAAGTGCCATACCGGCCTTGATGTATCGAGTTGAATCTAGACGTAAGTTAGCCGCAGTAGAATCTGCGTCACTAGCGTTTAAGGTTGAGCCGTCCGTTGAGTAAAGCGCTTGAGCTGCTTGAATGTAAGTAATAGCACCCATTGGTGGAGAGGATTCATAGATCCTGTCAGGGTAAACTACTGAATTTAGCTCAACATTCGCAAGGTATAGGTGGCCACTTCGTCCAGAAACATATGCTGCCTTAGGGGCACCAATAAGGTTTCGAGTCGTAGAAGTAGTAATAGTGCCAGAAACTAAACGGATGTTCCAAGGTTGGATTCGTACACCAGCATCAGTGATTCCGGCCATGTATACTTCATTGAGGTGGAAATAGAATTGTACGTTGGTGCTTGCTGGGAGGGTTGTAATCACATCAGAAAATGCGTCCGTTGCAGGACGATATGCTTTGATGTATGTAGAACCACTGACTTGCGCGGCGAAGAACCAAATAGTCTCCTCTTTAAACTTAGCTTCAAAGAAGCCACTAGCGGTAGACCCGGTAGTGTCTTTAAATTCAGTATAGCCAAGACGACGTACTGCAGAACCGATCCTTACACCAAAACGAGCGTTTAGTGCATCTTCCAGTTCTTTTCCTTGTCTCAGTTTGAAGTTAGTAGCGGCTTGGATACCACCACTAACGTCTGCAATTTGTGTCGAAGGCATTAGTGTCTCCTTAAGCCGCGTGAGTGTCCTGTGTCTGGTCTAAATCCAGTAGGTGAACCGACATCTACTCGGTTAGCACGTTGTAGTTTAACAATTTCAGATGTGTAATCGTTCAAGTAACGGTCAGAGATACCAATATAACTAGGCTCTTTGGTCGCACGTTTACGGAAGTAACGTCCGTATAGGTACATCTTGTAGATTCGGTTGTTCGGTGTCTCGAAGTTTTGAGACATAGACTCGATCTCGTCGAATTTCTTGTAGTAGTAAAGACGAACCTTACCGGTTTGAGAAGTGAGTGGAGTAGGGAACATAACAATATTGTCGTCAGTGTCGTCATACGCAAGATAAAGCATACCATCGCTGCGATCAGCAAGGTTATTGTAGGCTGTATATTCCATTTCTGTCATAGTGATAACGCGATAAAGGTCGGTTCGATCTTCGATACCGTCGTCATAGTTATAAGCAATACGATCCAGCTTCCAAAAGTCGTCAGGAAGAGTAATTCTATCACTACCGGCTACGGTGTTGAGAAGAGCACTAGTTCGCAAGAATCGGTAAGGACGACGAGACTGAGTTGTCAAGTCGCTGTTTACTTCGTTTAATACTGCGAGTGCTTCCGCGATGCTCATATTTTGCTGAGTCATATCATTAACACTTTCAAAGAAGTCGTTAATAAGGCGGCCAACACTTTCGATAGGATATCCAGATCCAGCAATAGGATCAGTAGGCTCTGATTCGAGTGTATTTACGCTGTCAAAGTATGTAGCTTTGTAGTAGTAAGATGTTAGTCCGGTTGTGTCGTCATAGATAGTAAGAAGACTCTTATTGTCTACGTCGATATTTACAGTTGCAAGAGATGAGTAAGATCCATCAATACCTGAGGTAGAACGTGTAATCTTAATCTGGTCCCATTTCAATGCGTAAACAGGATCGTCAGCATCGTGAGCGAATTTAGTTGCTGTGACGGTAAGGCTTTGTCCGGCTGTGACCGCGCCGTTGACCGTGATGATCTCAGTACGTTCAAATCCAGGGAAGCCAACCATAATTTTCTGGCCATTTATAAATCGTTCGTTATTTCTGACGAGGATAGTAGTAACGCCTGGCTGATAGGCGGTTGTGAGATAACTCTGTTCGAGATTCTCTGTTGGAGGATTGGTTATACTGATTTTCATATTGTACTCATTTAACAACTTTCATCACTTTAATACAATGGTCTACTTAAATCGCGGCTTGTCTTCTAAAATCAGTTCTACGCCAGAGTTATACTTGGCTGATGAAATTTTAGGGCCTTCGTTGGTAATCTGGATCTGTACACCTTCTGGGACCATAACGAAGAAATTATAAATCTGTAAAGTGTTAATGATTGGACGTTCACCCTTAGGGTATGAACCCTTAATGGTCGCACCCCTGTAATCGAAGACTGTTAAGCGTCCACGGATAACAGCAGCACGTTCAGAATTAGATCTGTACACACCCGTTACGCGAGCAGCACGGAAGTCATTTACTAATACTCTACCAGCTATAACGGCTTGGCGTTCATCGTTGGCAACAAATGTACCGGTTATTCTAGCGTCTCGATAGCTATTAGCTCCGGCGATACCGCTTAATACTGCAGATCGAGAGTCATTAGCAAGCGCGCGTCCGGTGACTACAGCTGCGCGAGAATCATTAGCTCCGTTAACACCTGTAATACGAGCAGGACGGAAGCTATTTACTGTATCACGTCCGTAGATAATGGCCGCACGGGAGCTGTTAGCTCCGAGGCTACCAGTGATTACGGCTGATCGAGAAGAGTTAACAGATATACTACCCGTTACAACTGCAGCTCTTGCTGAGTTCGAGGTAGCTTTACCCGATACAACTGCGTTACGATCGTCGTATACTGCAAGTGTACCAGTGATTCTAGCACCACGGTAGTCATTAGCAGTGGCAATACCGCGAATAACAGCCGGCCGAGCACTAGCATCTGTGAGTTGACCCGTTAATTTAGCAGCTCTTACATCAAAGGCAGTACTACCACCTCGGATTATAGCAGCACGGAATGAGAAGTTTACATCAATACCAGATAGTTTGGCGGCCCTTGAGTCGTTTACATTAACTCCACCACGGATTACCGCGGCGCGAGAGTTATTGGCAGTATCGATACCACTTACAACAGCAGGACGAACAGAACTAGATCCACCGGCACCGGTAATTACTGCGGCACGGAATGAATTTACATTATCGCGTCCGTATAAGAGAGCAGCCCTTGCTGAGTTTGAGGTATCCCGTCCAGTAATAACAGCTGGTCGTGCAGAGTTAGAAGTATCTTTACCACTAATCCTAGCAGCGCGAGCATCGTTAGCTGTAGATTTACCGGTGATTACGGCAGGACGAACACTATTTATGGTGTCCTTACCTGAGATACGAGCAGCCCTGAAGTCGTTGGCAGTTAATTTACCTGTTACAACTGCTGGTCTCGCAGAGTTAGCTGAGTCGCGTCCAGTCACTACTGCAGATCGAGCAGCGTTAGTAGTTGCCTTGCCGGCTATCGTTGCAGAACGAGCACTATTTGAAGTATCGCGTCCAGCTACAGTAGCACTACGGTTAGAACTAGAGGTATCCTTACCTGTTAATTTAGCAGCACGGAAATCATTAGCCGTCCCACCACCGAGACCGGTAATAACAGCAGAACGATCTGATGATTCGACAAGAGCCATATCCCAGAATATATCAGCGTAAATAGTTTGAGAGAATGTAGCACCGCTGTCGGCAGATGATGTAAAGCTTGCAGAGTCACCACCGTAAGTTCCAACAGATTTATCGGTATACGGTACATTAGTTGTAGTGCTGTAACCGGCCGCAGCAACATAGTTTGACCCGTCGCCGGCAACACCGCCGTTAACAGCGACCATGAACCTGTATTGATTTCCAGCAGGAATAGTTAGAGGTGAAGAAAGTGTTGCGCTAAGTACAACTGCAGCACCGGCGGTTGTACCAGTGACTAATGTAGCGTTACCAAGAGAACCTGATCTTACTAAGGTATTCGTTTCGTCATAGATCTTATAATCTATATCAAAAGTAGGAGACCCAAGTTTAAAAAACCTAAAGCTAATAGTTTTAGCGATAAGCGTTTTTGAAAAAGTAGCAGTTTCACCACGTTCACGGGCAGCCCAAATAGCACCACCCAAACCGGCAGCATAAGGTGTACCAATCCAGTTGTTAGCAAGGTAGGCCGGCCAGTCATTTCCACCAGTAAGGTCGGTAAGCCCAAGATTCTGCATATTAACAGGGTTTCGAGTGTCCGTAATGTCCGTGATAGCTGCAATAGTAATATAATTACTCGCATCTGACACTCCCGAGAAGTATGTTACAATAATTCGATATTCTGTGCCAGCTGTAACTTTATATCCAGGAACTGATAAGTTATTCCAGGCCGCAGCAGAAGGTGTCCAGGTCGTGCTAGTAAGTTCGGCACCACCATCAGCTATAGACTGGTAAAGCCCAATCTTTCTTACAGCCTGAGTTCCAACAAGAGATGATAAATAGACCGATAGAGTATCTATCGTCATAGTATAAGGAGCTACAAATTGTAAGTTAGGGCCAACAGTCGTACTTGTCGTGTTCAGTGTATAAGCACCAACATCACCACTAGCAACACCCTTACCCCAGTTGAACGGGCCATCTGGTAATGGTAGTATACCTGTAATACGAGCAGGACGATTATCGCCTACAGAGTCGAGACCACGGATAGAAGCGGACCGAGAAGTAACCGCGTCCGTTCCACCTTTTAGTTTCGCTTCCCTAAAGCTGACAACCCCACCGCTAGAGTCACCCGTAATAGCAGCTCCACGCTCACTATTGCCAAACATAGTAGTTTCAAACCAAAGATCATAGGTAAGGTTAGAGACATCACCCCAGCTTACCCCATTGTTAGTACTACTACCTAGGCTGCTAGTATTAGCATCGTAACTACCGTAGTTGTAATCACCAGCGAAACCAACACCCCAAATAGCTACGCCATGGCGATCCCCACTAGTACCAGAGGTGCCGTCGGCAGCACCAACTGCAAATCGGTACTTACGCCTAGCATCGAGTGTTATCGGAGTTGTAAGAGCCGCACGAAACAGCTCAGAAGTACCCGGTGTAGTGGCAGTAATAGTCGCCGCGTTAACAAGTATTCCCGAATCAAGGAGGGTATTAGTATCATCGTATATCCTCCAACCGATATCGTAAGTAGGAGAACCGACTTTGAGTAGTCGGAATCCGACACCGTGAAGGGGGATATCTCTCTCAAAGGCTACGTTTTGTGACCATAAAGCACCAGAAGCACCAGAAGCGCTTTGTATCCAATAATAAGCATTTCCTACAACACCACCGGCGCGTCCCGTACCTGTGATCGCGTCGTTATAACCAACAACGTCAATAGCGGTTCCGAAACCACTGTCCATAGAACCCTCTTGCATAGTAATAGGGAGGTTGGTGTCTCCGCCATAATCTATAGTAGTAATAGCAGGATAGTTTGATGCGTCCACTGTACCAGAAATATAATCAATTTTAATTACATATTCAGTTCCAGCAGTAAGCATGTATGGAGTCGGAAGAATACCCCTTAACCAACCAGAGAAGGTAACTTGCCAGCTAACATTTACACTTGCTAATAGTGTGGTCTCGGTAGCATCCCACAAACCAGCCCTCCATGTAGACGTAGCGCCTACACCGACGGCCCTATTCCAAGATAATTGATATACCGGTACGCTCGAAGGCGCTTTAAATTTAAACTTAACATAACTAGAGGTGCTGTTAAGTAAACGAGAACTGACAACAATACTAGAGTCTCTACCAAGGTTATTACCCTTAATAGGGCGATACACACCAGTAATTGTAGCTGAACGGTCTTCCTGTGCCCATAGCTGAGGCAATACAAGAACTACACCGGCATTGAAAGCACCGGCCGCCGGGGTACCCGTAGGGAGGGATCGGAAAGCTACCGACTGAGTGGTTATAGGGGCATTACCCTGCAGCCTTGCAACAGTCGCAGTCTCATTTGCTGTTGTGGCGGCACCGGTAGTAGTGGTGTTAATTACCGCGTACTGGCTTGAGGTTGCTAGGTTTGTACCTATTTCGTTTTGGTACTGAGGCCCCATACCTAGGTTAAATGTACGAGTCGTCGCCCCACCAGGAGCTACACTCCATCTAACATATAGGTTCTTGAAAGATATACCCCAGTCAGTAGGCATATTCATCAACACGTTACCTGGAGTATTTGCACCACCCCATGTACCGAAAACTTCTGCACTTGTAGAGAGAGTTGTTAGGCTGGCAGCACCCCACCAGATCTCACCATTATTTGTAGGAGCTATAGTAATAGACCACGCTAATTGTGCGGCGGCAGGAGTACCAGCTGCTGTAGTTTTTATCGCTACCCTATCGCCAGCGACAACAGCCACAGTTCCAGTAGCGCTATTCAGTGTATCAGTAGCACCGGATGTCGCATTTGACAAGTAATCTGTTGTATTATTTAATCTAAGAACAGTCGTCCTGGATTTTGAGGCACCGGCAGCAGTAGTAATACGGGTCATTAACTTAGTAATATTACCGGCTGCTGGCATAATCATATCATAGGTATTAGCAGTAGCAGTCCAGGCTGAGGCGGTGTATTGGTGTGGGTGTTGGTATTGAGGAGTTGTATTAGTTCCTAAGGCACCAGAAGTACCACCGACCATGATAAACTTCTGACCGGTTATAGTATACTCAATAACAAATTGGAACGTCTGAGAAGCGGTAGGAGTAGCAGTAGGCACAGTCTCGATCGATAGTAAGTCACCAGCGGTAACACTAATAGATCCAGTCCATACCTGAATATTCCTACCCGTTGCTGGATTAGCCTCAGTAATATTAAACGTCGCAGCTGTAGCTACGGCGTTCTTCCTGAGGGTTACATCCCATTTTTTACCAGAAGCAGCGGCTCCTGCTTGAGTGTGGTTGAACCATACCTTAGTAATAGTAATAGATTCAGATATGGGTACCTGTCGTAACGATTCTGTAGCACTACCACCGGCAGTAGTTTGGCTTTGATTACCAACCGCAAAATACTGAGTCGCCGAGTTAGACGGCGTAACGAGATTGGAGTGCCAAAAAGCTCTCACGCTATGCCTTTACGAGAGTGTATGCCTGGTAAGGCCGTGCGTGAGAAACCCACAACTGAGTAGAGAAGCCTTCAAAGGCAGTTTCTACAACTGTGAATAACTCGAATTCTGTGTTGTCACCAACGACATCGCCACCAGCTTTTCGGTAGATCTGGTAGCTTAAAGGTTTTTGAGCATCTCCGAACGCGTGGAAGCGCGGAGCTTTAGAAGCAGATGGAGCATGGAATTCATGTCCTTCTGGAGTAACAATAGAAAGAGACGTTATAGTTAACCCCTCATCAGCAATATATTCATATAGCCGATTAATAGGCGATAACTCACCCGGGATTACTTCAAAACGTCCTTTTCCTTCGATCGCTGTCTCGCCATTTGACAAGCCAGCCTTAAAATATAACGTGTCCATTTGGCCACTCCTAATTGTTTAGTTTACTATTCTGCTTGATCGAGTGATCGAGCGCCTTTTGAGATTACTTCCTCATCAACTTCTTCAACTGTAATCTTTCCAGATTTGTCGCCGAAGTTTACTGATACGTTTCCTGGCTTAAGCCTTACAACGTAATCGAGTTCATTAACTGGCAAACCACCAATATTGGCGCTTGCTGAACCAAAATCGGTTGTATCGATTTTCGCTTCTTTAAAGATTTCTTTTGCTGTGTATCGTCCTGATTTCAATGTCATATAAGTATCCTATGCGTAAGTTAATTCCATGCGAAGTGCAAAGGCAGATTTCAGTCCAACTGAGTCTGGGCTTGCAGATAGCAAGATAAAGTAATCGTGTGATGTAGCTGCAGTATCGTCAGTGATCGTAACACCAGCGGCACTACCTTCGGCAGCGGTCCATGTTGAGTCACCCTGTTCAGCAGCGTAGAATGTAACACCTGTTGGAGTTGCGCTGGTAGTTGTACCATCGTAAGCGTAGAAGATGTTAGCAGTAGTGGTAACAGATGAAGCATCTGAGAAGTTGATCTTCAAAGGTGAGTTAGCTGTTGAAACACCAGATAGTGCTGTAGAACCTGAACCGATATCAACGGTTGAGCTTGTTAGATATTTAGAGTTTTTAGGTGTGTTAGCCGAGCTATCGTTCGCGCCTACGTTACTCTCAACGTGTGTACTGTCATTGAACGCGCCAACTGTAATGGCACCATTGAATGTACCGTTTGCAAATTGTACCTTATCGGTAGCGTCAATCGTTGTTGGGGATGTTCCCTGAAGGGTCCAAACAAATGTTGCCATGTTGTGTATTTCTTTCTTATATTAAAACTACCCCTAGTATAAGGGGTAGAGTCGTTTCGTTCAAGGGTCTAGAGAATAAACTCTTTACCCCACACCTTCAATGATTCAGAATTGGCTTTAATTTTATAAGCCCCATCTGCGCTAGGCTTAACTTCGGGAGGTGCGAAGTAAGTCGATCGCGGATTCATCTCGATCCTAAGACCGTTTGACCAGAACTTGTCCGACAGTAATACCGTCTTAAACATAGTTTCTCGTTTCAGGTTCACAAGATATTTCTTAAGTGCACTTACGCGAATAACCGATCCATAGAAGTGTCCGACAGATACTGGATACGATTCATCTTCTGAATCATCGATTGTGTCCAGAGCTACGGTGTTGTCATAAGAATAACCGTACCTACCTTCTAAAACGTCATAATCTACGGGTGTTGCCACCATCGCGAGTTTTCTGTAACTTGGCCTCTGTAAGTATACGTCAAGCGAGCTTTTTAGGCTACCTGGTGCAAAGCCTGAGTCTTCTTCTAAAAAGACAATGAAAGCACCAGATGCGACATCTAGTGCTTTAGCCTCATCCTTTAAGGGGATGATTTCATATTCAATGCCGTCTAATTCTTTTTCTATTCTTTCCCACTGTGCACGTTGCAATCTGGGGACCACTACTGTAAGGATCATATAATATATCGTTCTCTTTCTCGTTCAGTTCTATATTTATCACGGTTTACTGGATAATCCAGCTTAATGTTCTGGGGGTTATCACCCAGTTCTTTTTTGATGTTGATGTATTTACCATCCGGGCGAGGGCGGAGGTGGATCTCATTAGGAGAATCCACTATTCCGACCAAGTATTCGTCCGGAGCTAACCCATATAGAGCAGCTAAAGTAGCTTCATCAATATATTCACTCGTCTCACCAGGAGAGGTTTTACCATACCCAGGGTGACAAACGTAAGGAAGTGATGCCATCTATTACCTATTCTATATTAAAGGTTATTATTTGTCAAGTACTTTTTTATTTTACCATGTGCTAGGATCTGTTGTTCCAAATACTTCAGTCGCGATAAGCTCGAGAAGGAAATTCTTACTCTTACCTTTGTCGGGTTGAGGCACACCATAACCAGAAATAAGGTGGTACAGATAGGTTTCGACACTGCGGACAGGGCTGATTGGAGTACTATTGTTCTCCACCCATATCCTATAAAGTTCGTTAGTGCCCTTCACCTCTGTAGAATTAGCTAATTTTTGTAGATAGTAATTCTCAGAACCTTTTTTAATAGTTCCATAATCAGCGTCCTGGGCGTGAGCGAGCATCATTAGCCACTCACGACTACTGCGGACCGGCATGATTAGAATCCGTAGTTAGGGTTATCGTTCGTTGGGTTCAACTGCCAGTTGTAGTTAAACGCGTACAAGTAGTACTGGTTCAAACCGTTAGCGGTTGCATCGAGAGTAACATAGTTATCTTCGAGAACAGTCGTGCTAAAGTTTGTTGAGCCAGGAACTACAAGTGATTCAGCGCCAGTAGAAACAAGTTTCTTAACTAGGCGAACCTGAGTAACTGATAGGTTTCGAGTTCCGATACCGAACAAGTTTCCGACACCGACTGAATACAATGCACCAGCACCATCTTGTGCAGGGAAGGCAACACTTGTGACAGTGTGGAAGATTTTAGCTCCAGTAAGTGTACCAAGTGTATCAAGTGTAGGGGTAAGGCTTTCTGTAATTGTCTTACCTTCAAGGTTCTTACCGGTAATAACGATCGCGACGTTCTTTACATCAGCGGCAGTACCGGTTGAAGTAATAGTAATATTGCGAGGAGTAGGAAGAACATAGTTAGGGGTTACGGTAACAGGTGTTGATGCGTTTGTAGCAGTTGCGGCTACAACAGTAGCGGCAGCTCCAGCTGCAGGGACACCAAGATCAACAGAAGTTAATGCTGCTGAAATAAGGCTTTTCTTTCCAGTTGCACCGTCAGCACCAATGGTGATTCGAGTAGGTCGGATTGTTTGATTTTTAAGATATGGCATGATAGCCTTTCTATATTATTTAATTTAAGAAAAAGGGGACGGGCTTTCGCCACGCCCCCAGCTTCTAGATACTCGGACTAGTTAGACTAGGCGTTTGTACCTGTTGAACCGTAGATTCCGCGCCAGTCAGAGAATCCAACTGTGAAGCGGTCAACTACTGACCATTTAGCACTCTTGGTGTCAAAGTCATACTCTGGTCCTTCAAGACCTTTGTATTCACGGTTGATCCATTTAAGTGGGTTCTGGCTTGCGTCAACTAGGAACCAAGCAGTTGTGCTTGTTAGGTAGTCCCAGACAACGATTTGGAGTCGGCCCTTGTAAGGGTTAACGTCGTTGTTTGCTGTACCAGTACGAAGTTGGCTATCAAGAAGGATACGAGCTTCTTTCTCGAGTTCTGGTGGAACGATCAGGTGAGTCGCGCGAACGGCTACCTTTTCACCACGTTGGTCGAGTGTACGTCGCATTGCGAGCATACCAGCTTCAAGTGCATCCTCAGACAAAGCAGCAGTAGTGTAGTTGCTTTGTACGGCACCACCATCTTTACGAGGGTGATCTGTAGCGAAGAGCGCTTTACCGTCTCCACCGTTGAACAGTGTTTCACCACCACCACCGTATGTGAAACCGTAGTTTAACAAGTCAGAGGCGAATTGTTCGCGAGTGTGCATACGAGCCTTAGCTAGACGAGCTGGGGCTTTCTTGATGATACCTGTTTCGTCGTCGCTGTAGAGTTCGTAAGAAACTGCTTCACCGAGCGCGAATGTCTTAGGTGTGTAAATTACTGGGTAGCCAGAGATAGGACTAGTGTAAACAATAGTATCACCTTCAGCTTTTTGCAGCATTTTACCAAGGCCAGATACTGAAGTATCTTTTACATAAGCCTTGCTTGTACTTTCGACTTCAAAGATGTTTGCGATCTCAGAAGGGATTTCCTTTTCGGTCATATTGTAGATGCTACGGAAAGTAGGATCTAACAAGATAGGCCATTGTGGTCGTGTATTTAATCCAGCCATATTATGCGTTTACCTTGTATTTGTGTTCGTTAATGATAGCAACTGCTTTAGTGTTGTCACCCTTGTAACCAAATTGGATAATTTCCATTTGACCAGTAGTGGCGCTGACTGTTGAAGAGTCGAGCAGTTGTGCTCCTGTGTTACCTGTAAGGTCCATATTCTGACCGACATGCGTTGCATCAAGAGTTGTTCCTACGTTGTCACTAGTGACAAGGAACTTAGAGTTTGGATCGACGTGGACGAGAACCTTAACAGTTCCACCAGCGTCACCAGTAGCAGTCTGAGTGTTAGCTACGTTGCTTGGGTCGTTACTTTGTCCACCGTGAACGATTCCGAGAAGTGTCTTACCTGTGATAGCTGCGTTTGTAACGCGTCCTGAGGTAAGGTATACGAAGTCGCCGTCGGTAACTGTAACACCAGAAGCGACAGGATACTCTTTGGTAACTCCTGCAAATCCGGTTGTTGCTTGGCCAATTAATTCTGGCATAATTTTTTGTATTCCTTTTACTTGCTGTTTTGAGCTAGTTGTTCTGGAGTAAGCCCGAATCGTTTAGCTAATGCTATTTGCTCATCGGTGAATCCTGTGCCGGCTGGAGATTTTTTGGTCTTACCAGGGGCTTGAGGTCGCGCTGCTTGCTCTTTTGCTTTTGTAATGGTTTCTTCTTTGGAATCTTCGGCATCTAATCCGAGTGATACCCAGGCTTTTTTAAGACCCTCTTCCATTCCCAGCGTTTCACCCTTAGCTGCTGCTACACTTGCGAAGTGTTCAAGTTCGTCAAGAACTTTCTCTCTTAGCTCAGTATCAGTAACCATTTCTGGGTGTAGATCTGTAAATGCGTTGTATTCACCATCTAGCTTTTTCTTCATTTCGCTTCGAGCGAATTCGATTGCTGGATCTTCCTTCTGGGCTGGGGCTGCTGGAGCACCGTCCAAAGCATCATTCAAAGCTTTAGCTAGTTCTGGATTCGCTGCGATAGCGGCACCAATCTTAGTTAATTCTTCTTTTGCTTCTTTCAGTTCTGTCGCGGTCCGTTGTCCTTCAGTAGATGAATTACGGTATGCTTCTTCCAAATTTACGGCGTACTCTTCAGGTGTGTCACCTTTAATTTGAGTAAATCGTTTTTGGAACTTCGATTCTTCTTCAGCGTCTGGTTTAGCTTCCTCTTCCGATTCAACTTCCTCTTCTTCAGCGTCTTCTTGTTCCTGATCTTCAGTTTCTAACTCTTCAGCGTTCTCTTCGACATCTTGATTTTCGTCTTCTCCGTTAGGAGTTTCTACATTCTCTTCGACATCTTCGATTACTTCTTCTTCGTCAGGTTTGACTGGATCTGCCATATTAATATTTGTCCTATCTGGTCCAGATTTGCGGTCTGGTTTCCCTCGTGTTAAATAAATTATAGCTACTCAACGGCAATTAAGTAGTTAGCTCTTTATTTAGCTGGCTCTGTGGTTTCTATAGCTTTTTTAGCTGCAATATCTTTTTCTCGTGCTTGTGACGTGTAGTTAACAAGATCAACGATAAATCGTGATCCTAAAATCTGACCCCTAGTTGAGAGAACATGCTCCCAGTTTGGTGACATAGCCATTGAAAAAGCTGCTTGATCTTTTTGGTAAATATCGATCGCCTTGATTATGATATCCATCACTGGAGTACCCTTAAGGATAGCGAGTGTTTCCTTATCTTTGCTTGATAGTTTCTTGTAGGTACCGATAGTACCGTTAGAGCTTTGTTCCATACTGTGATACATCTTATCTCATATTATATATATTTTTCAATGGTCTAGCCGGAGCTAGAGACCCATCTGGTCGCGGTTAACGTCCTGGGCCTCTGCTCCATTAGGGGTGGCTGGTTCTAAATCAGCTACCATGGTCGCAGGGATCTCACCGGGTGCGCCGCCTCCGGGAGCCTGTTCACCAGCTCCTTGAGGTATAGCACCTTGAGATTCTGCTTCACCAAATGCGTGTTTAGCAATGATGTCTTGGATAGCTTGTGGTAGGGAGTTGAATTCCATACTATCCATATAGTTCAAGTGTTCTTCAGTGTGGGCTTGTGTAGCACCTTCTGTTGCAAGAATAGGTATACCACTTGCCATAACCTTATTTTCGTCACGGGCAAGTTGCTTCCACTGATCGTCAGTCCAACCGTTACCAATAAGCCAGTCAGTAGGATCTTCGCCGAATACGCGTAGGTATCGAGCCGCTGCCTTCTGTGGATCAATCTGTCCGGCCATCACTGCATTTCCTGCGAGTGCTCCGACCATCTCAGTGATCTTAGCTTGCTGTAGTGGACGCGACAGTACTGGAGACGCATCTGCATCGACAGTGACTTCGTAGTCACCTTCCATAAACTTAGCCATCTTGCGGTCAAGAGTAAATCCGCTGCTACCATCAATTCGATCAGCGACAAGTTTGTTGCCACCTTCTGAATTATCAATAGTATATTCAGTTCCCTTAATACGGATCTTGCGGTAAGATTTCTTATCTTTCGTTTTACCATTCTTTGTAATGCGCTCGATTCGAGCAGCTGGGTAGAAGAACTGGATATTGCTCCATTTAAGGCGACCAATACGGACGAGTGTGTCCATATCAGCAAGAATATTAATCATGTTAATACGCTTCTGGGCCTGTTCCTTAGCGATCGCAGCCTGTGTAGCTGTACCACTTGTAACTTGCTGAAGCTCATCGCTAATACCGTGAGCGCGGCGCATGTCGTCAAGGAGTTGTTCCTCTGATCGGTAGTAACTCATAGGGGTATCGCCGTATTCAACAGATTGGATCACCTGGTTAATAGGTACACCATTAGTGTTGACATACATGAATCCATGTGGTCTAACTCGAGCTTCTTCTTCGTCGATGTCTACAAGGTCATTGACCAAGAACATCTTATCTACTTGAAGGTGTTGTTTGTCAAGTTGTAGACGGCGAAGTGAAACACGCTCTTCTGAGAGTGAGTAAATAACTTCTGGAATACCCA